GAGCATATGAGGTAGTGGGTCAGTTGGTAAAGACATTGACGGACGCCAACAGAAGTTTATTGGCTATTCAGAAAGACGTAAAAGATCTAAAGGCGGAAACACAACAAGCAGGGCCAACTAGTGTGACAAACGCTTTATTTGTTGGTAATACTACTGAGTTGCAAAAAATAATAAAGGGACGAAAAAATGTCACCGATAGACAGCATGGCACTGGAGCTGACTGATTTAATTACACCATTCATTACTGGACTAACTATGGTTGTAATAGCCATATGGCTTAAGGATTTTGCAACGAAAATAGCAAAGGGCGTGATGTTCTCTATGAACAAGGCGTTCCAAGAGGGTGACAAGGTTATTCTTGATGGTGAACGTGCATTAATAGTCAAAATAGGTTTAACACAAACTGTATTTGGAATTACCAAAGAGGGTGGAGAGTGGGATGGAGATTATGTGTGGCGATATGTGCCTAATGAAAGAATACCCTACATCAAACTCGAAAAAGTAGTTTTTGATCATACCCCACATAATAATGAAGCACGAATAACTGAAAATGAACAAAAGATTGAGGAACATTTAAATGGTGTTAAATAATGTATGTCGTGAGTTATTGCAATGTGCCATGTGATCACTTTTATGGGGATAATGTGGCTTTACAGTAAAATCGTAAGTTATCGCAACGCAGCAGAACAGAAGAATGATGATTTGAGACACTAATGACAGATCAAATTTACAATGATCGGTATCAAGGCAATCCTAACCTTAAGCGTGCAAATGTACCTATAGAATACACAGATGAGCAGCTTGAAGAATATATTAAGTGTGCCCATGATTGTGAGTATTTTATTGAAAAGTATGTTAGGATTGTACATATTGATCACGGATTAATACCCTTCAACCTATACCCTTTTCAAAAGAAAATGGTAAACGCTTTCGTGAATGATAGGTTTACTATTAATAAACTGCCTCGTCAAAGTGGTAAATCAACTACTGTTACGGCATATATGATGTGGAGAGTTCTGTTTCACGACAATCAAAATATTGCTATATTAGCAAATAGGGGAATGCTTGCTCGAGAATTGCTATCAAAAATCACCATGGCCTATGAACACTTGCCAACGTGGTTGCAACAGGGGGTTATAACGTGGAATAGAGGTAATATTGAACTTGAAAATGGCTCAAAGATAGTTGCAGCAGCAACATCGGCTAGTTCAATCCGTGGTGGTTCTTATAATCTAATCTTCTTGGATGAATTTGCATTTGTAGAGGCTTATTTGGCCGAACAGTTTTTTAGTTCTGTGTATCCTACAATTTCATCTGGACAAACATCTCAAGTAATAATTGTTAGTACTCCGAATGGCTTAAATCATTTTTATAAAATGTGGGTAGATGCTGAAGAGGGAAGAAGCAGCTACAGGGCAATCGAGGTACATTGGACAGAGGTGCCCGGCCGAGATGAGGCGTGGAAAAAAGAGACGATAGCTAATACCTCTGAAGAGCAGTTTAGACAGGAGTTTGAATGCGAGTTTATAGGCAGTACAAATACTTTAATTAATGCTACAAAGCTACGCAACATGGCATTTGTTACACCTATATCGCAACATGGGCCTGTTGATGTCTTTGAGGATCCACTGGAAAAACATACGTACACAATTACTGTAGATACGTCACGTGGTTTAAATTTGGACTATAGTGCTTTCACGGTCATCGATGTGACACAGCTGCCTTATAAGGTGGTAGCGAAGTATAGAAGTAATACGGTAGCTCCTATGATATTTCCAAGTGCAATTGTTAACACGGCGAAAACATATAATGATGCTTTTTGCTTAGTAGAAATTAATGACATAGGCCAGCAGGTGGCAGACATCATGCACCATGAGTTGGAATATGAAAATATATTGACAACTGTAACAAGGGGAAGGGCTGGACAACAAATTAGTGCTGGTTTTACTCGTAACGTACAGTTTGGGGTTAAAACTACAAAGCAAGTTAAAGGCATAGGGTGTGCTAGTTTAAAAACTTTGATTGAAAATGATCAGTTGATAATTACTGATTTTCATATTATATCTGAATTAGCTAGCTTTGTGCAAAAGGGCTCATCATATGAGGCAGAGTCGGGTCAATATGATGACCTTGCTATGACACTTGTGCTCTTTGCATGGCTAACAAATCAGACGTATTTCAAAGAAATTACTGACGTTAATATCCGTGAAAAAATATATAAATTACAGCAAGAGCTTGTGGAACAGGATGTGTTACCCTTTGGAATGATAGATGATGGTACAGACGAGTCTTTTGTTGATACAGAAGGCCAACGGTGGATGCCTACAGACTCTGCACTTACCCCAGTTGGAAACCCGGATAGCACGAGTAAAGACGATTTCGTTTGGTGATAAAATGACAAAACCCCGTTTTTTATAAATAATTGAGAATAGCAAACTGATGTAACTAGCCTAATTAGCTTTACATAAGATAATAACGAGGAGAATAACGATGCCGTTTCAAGTTTCGCCAGGCGTTAATGTTAGTGAAATTGATCTAACTACAGTTATTCCAGCCGTTTCCACTACTGAAGGGGCCATTGCTGGCCACTTCCGTTGGGGACCGGTTGATGACAGAGTTTTAATTGATAGTGAAGACACTTTAGTGGGTCAGTATCAAACCCCGAACTCTAATACTGCTAATGATTTTTTCGTATCGAAAAACTTCTTAGCGTATGGTAATAAACTGTATGTTACGCGCGTAGTTAATCAGGGAACTACTACTACTGATTATGCTAAAACCGCAATTATGAATAGCTCTAACAACGCACAAACATTAGTCAAAAATGAAGATCATTACAACGAAAATTACAGCAGCGGGATTTCAGGCGTTGGAGAATTTATAGCCAAATATCCCGGAGAGCTTGGAAATTCGTTGCGAATTTCAATATGCGGTAGTTCCGCAGCTTGGTCTTCCGCTCTTACCGGCAACGTTGTTTGTACTTCTAATAGTACAGCCGTCACCGGGTTAAACAGTTCAGATTTCGCCAATGAAATAACAGTTGGTGATATGATCGTATTAGGGCCAGATAAAGAGGTGCGCAAAGTAAAAGCTATTGCGAACTCGTCTAGTCTAACTCTAGCTAACGTATACGAAGGTAATTCGCACAACGCGACCGCGGCCGCGAGTGGCCATGGTGAGCGTAGGTGGGAGCTCTATAATTACTTTGATGGTAGTCCAGGCACTTCGACCTTTACAAGCACACGGGGTGGAACAAATGATGAAATCCACGTTGCTGTAATTGATGAGGACGGATTCTGGTCAGGCACTGCAAACACAGTAATCGAAAGATTTGAAAAGGTTTCAGTCGCTTCTGATGCAAAAACTGAAGATGGCTCGATTAATTATTACAAAGAGGCCATGAATAGGCAATCACAGTATGTTTGGTGGTCTGCTCACGATACTCAATTAACCAATGCAGGCAAGATGAGTGAAGGCGTTACGTTTAATGCATCTGCTACGAAGCCTCAGGGTGGTTCATTCTATTGGGGACGTGATGGAGCGGCTCCACGAAATGCTGATTACATTAATGGCTACAAGTTGTATAGTAGCACAGAGGAAGTGGACGTGTCTTTGGTTTTGTTGGGCACAATCAATCAGACTTTGGCCGTTGATCTTATTAATAATTTGGCTGAGGTACGTAAAGACTGCATAGTCTGCCTGTCACCGCGTCGAGCTGATGTGGTTAATAATAGTGGGTATGCTTCTGCAGAGATGGACGATGCTATTGCATTCCGTGATTTACTGCCTAGTACGTCTTATGCAGTTCTGGATTCGGGATGGAAGTATCAGTATGATAAGTACAATGATTTATATCGTTATGTACCGCTTTGTGGTGATACTGCCGGCTTAGTCGTTCAAACCGATAATACGAGAGATCCTTGGTGGAGTCCCGCTGGGTTCAATCGTGGTAACGTAAAGAATACGATTAAATTAGCTTATAATCCAAAGAAAGCACAACGTGATCAGTTATACAAGAAGGGTATTAACCCTGTAGTAACATTCCCTGGTCAAGGCACTGTATTATTTGGTGACAAAACAATGTTGGCCAAGCCAAGTGCGTTCGATCGGATTAATGTGCGTAGGTTGTTTATAGTTTTGGAAAAGGCTATTTCGACAGCTGCTAAATTCACGCTGTTTGAGTTTAACGATGCTTTCACTCGGTCACAGTTTGTTAACTTAGTTGAGCCGTTCCTCCGTGATGTACAAGGCCGAAGAGGTATTTTTGACTTCAAGGTGGTTTGTGACGATACTAATAATACTGGTGAAGTAATTGACAGAAACGAGTTTATAGGTGATATCTATATTAAGCCTGCTCGGTCTATTAACTTCATTCAGCTGAACTTCGTCGCAGTCCGAACTGGGGTTGATTTCTCTGAAGTAGTTGGACAGTTTTAGCATAAATAAAAGAGAGAACGCAGGAGAAAGAAAAAATGGCTTTTAACATTAATTTGTTTCAAGGAGCACTTAAATTAGGAGGTGTCCGGCCGAATTTATTCCAGGTTAATATAACTAATCCTGTGAATGGAGCGGCAGACGCAGTCACCCCTTTCCTCGTAAGAGGCGCTCAAATACCAGCTGCTACTATGGGTGTTATAGAACAACCCTATTTTGGTAGGATGGTAAAATTGGCTGGTAATCGATCGTATGCTGAGTGGACAACGTTGATAATCAATGATGAAGACTTTGCAATTCGAAATGCCGTAGAGAACTGGTCGAATGCAATCAATAGTTTCCAAGGAAACCTTCGCACACTAGGCGCTGCATCACCCACGCTTTATAAGGGCACCGCTCAAGTTACACAGTTTAGTAAAACAGGTGTACCTTTACGTGTATACAACTTTGTAGGCCTTTGGCCTTTGGATGTATCAGCGGCAGACATGGATTGGGCTACCAACGATGCCATCCAAGAGTTTAGTGTAACGTGGGTATATGATTACTGGGAAGTTTCTGGCGGAATTACTGGAAATGCCGGCGGCTCATAGAGCGCTTCTTTAGATTAAACGCGATAAAGGGGCTCGCTAAATATTAGTAGAGCCCCTCTATGTTTAACAAGGAAGATATTAACTTATGGCTATTGAACTATTTGGATTTAAAATTGGACGATCAGAAAGCGAGGAGCAACCAGAAAGCGTTCGCTCTTTTGCACCACCTGTAAAGGATGATGGTGCCGTTGAGATTGCTCCTGGTGGAATGTACGGCACGTATGTTGATCTTGAAGGAACAGCAAAAACGGAAGCCGAGTTAGTTAACCGGTATCGTGATATGATTATGCAGCCAGAGTGTGATATCGCTGTGGATGATATAGTTAATGAGGCAATAGTGTATAGTGAGGAAGAGCCTCCTGTACAAATAGTGCTTGATAAAACGGATGTCGGTGTTTCTACCCAAAATAAAATACGTGACGAGTTTGACAGAATATGTCAGCTGTTGGATTTCAATGCAATCGCATATGATATTTTCCGTAAATGGTATGTTGATGGTAGATTGTATTATCATATAATGATAGATGAGAAGG